CACCAACTGATTGTCTCCACTTCTCTAGTTCTGGTCCTTTATTGATTGATAGTACGGAAGTTACTGAAGGATATGCTTTACCGTCTATATCGTAAAATCTAAATCCATCTACTCTTTTACCTTTTGTGTTAGGTAATACTGAATTGTCTAGTTCTTTAAAATTAAATTTTTTTGTCATTATATTTTCACCTGTTATATTTTATCTATTATTATTATAACAGATTTATTAAGTTTTGTCAAGTTATATACCTTTAGAGGCATACATATCATTTAGTTCATCACGTTGTTTTTTGAGTTCATCATTAAGAGGGTCATACTTTCAGTTAGAAAGTGCTGATATTCTATCTCTTAATCTTTCTGCTCTAGCGCCTACTTGTTTTGCCCAACGACTATCCATCATTTCTATTGCAGCGGTTGACCAATTACTGTCATTAACAGCAGCAATAAATTTTTTGAATTGTCCTAGTCTTGGAGCGCCCATATTGAAACACATATTAACTATTACTTGTTGTGCTTCATCTGGTAATTTCTCTAAATTAGGAAATACTTTTTTCGCTTCGTTAATGTAAGTTTCAACGTCCTTGTTAAATACGGCATTGACTCTTTCTTCACTTACTGGATATCCTACATCAGCACCATACTCATCATCACCTGCTACTACAAGGTGACCGATACCAAATGTTTTATATCCTAAATGGTCTAAATACACCTCGTATTTAACACCTTCGTCAATTTTTAATTGTTCTCTTAATTTATCTATATTCATTAAGTTTATCCTTTGCTTTAAGTTTTAACTTTTTGAGTTCTCTTAATTCCATCCAACTTGTAATTGATCTATCATTACGTCTTACATTTTCAACTTCATTTACTTGTTTTTTTAGTTCTTTATGTTTTGCTTTCGCTTGCATATTATCCCCTTGTTAGTTTTAAGATTTTCTCTATTTGTGCCTTAATAATCGGACCCCTATTCGGCCAATGTATATAAGGTTCATCACTTTTACTTAAATTATATAAAAACGGTAAAACTGTTTTTTCTATGTCTTTAAATCTGTTTATTACATCAGCGTCTTGTATCTCTTTTGTGATTGTTTCTTTTTCGGATACTATCTGCATTACTTCATTCATCATTGATTTAATGTCTGATACGTCTGATTTTACTTTTGCTATTTCTAAATTTGTATTATCAATAGCAGATGGATCAATAGCAGGTTGTGTTGTTTCTGTTGGTGCTTTACTAACTGCTGTGAAACCATAATCAACGTCCATATCAAATTCACGCATAAAATCTGGTAAATCGTCTGCCATTATTTTCTCCTTTGTGCTTGTCTTTTTCTATGTTTGTTTATCACCTGTTGTGTTTTAACTTCTTTAATACTTTTCTTTTTGTATCTATCTGCTAAGGCACTTTTTGGATGTGCTTCAGCAATTCTTTGTAAATTATCATTCCAACCACCATCGGTCTTGTGTGTAATACCTGATATACCACCAACGATATTTACCCTACTTATAATCTGTTTAATATGTTTATTCTTTTTAAGAAATGATTCCATATCAGCAATGGACATCATATCATCATAAACTTCACCAGTTTTTGTATTTTCAAATGTGTAAGATGGCATATGTTTTTAGTTTAGTGATAGATGATAGAGTAATTGATTTGTTTCTTTTAAAAAATCCTCTAATATAGAGTGCAAATCAAAATGTACTTCGTGGATACAACTTGCTAGATGATATATCTTTTTTCTATAATCTTTAATAACTCTAATACACTCATTCTTGTCAGCATAGTTTAAAACATTAGGTTTGTATTCAGCAGAGAAAGTTAATCTTTCATCTTCTCTACCATTCCACGTTTCAACTAGTTGATCGTTTAGTGAATTAATTTTACTGTAATAATCGCCAAATGCTTCGTGCTCTGCATAAGACTTTGTTTGCCAATGATAGTTTTGAAGTGCATTTATAAAATGAACACTATCATTAACAAATGATGTTACTGCGTCTTTCATAGTACTATTATTTATCTCTTCAGTTAATTCTGATTCTTGTAATCCTGCTAATAGAATTTTCTTTTGTCTTTCCGTTATATTTTCATCATATTTAAAAACTATATCTTCATCACTCATACTATTCCACTCCATCCTTCATCAGGTTCTATTGTTTTTTTTCTTTTAAAACTACCTTTACCTTTTTTTGATTTTACCACTCTTGGTTTATACTTTGGTGTTCCTAAATCTTTTGCAATAGGATTAGTTTTAAAAATTCTATTATAATTTTCTTCGTAATTTTTATTTGGTATTCTACTTCTACCATCCCATTTACCTGGCATCTTCTTGTAATCCTTTCTGATACCAATCAGGTATTTTTGCTGGTGATTTCCAAGTAGCAAACTCTTTCTTTTTCATTATGTAATATTTTCTATATGACCCAACTACATCACCAGGTATTTTACATTCATCTGGCATAGCAGGTGTAGGGTCGGTACCTATCTGACCTAATGATATATTCTTTGGTGGGTGATTCAATATGTCTTTTAATTTTCTAATAGTCATATGGTCTTGTGTATGATTATATCTTTTTTTAAATTCTTCGTTCAACTCTAACATATGTAAATATAACCATCTGTAATTGTATGCTGATTGCATAACCCAAACTGTACTAGGATGTTTTATATGAGATGCTTTGTAAATGACTGCCTCTTCATTTGAATTTTTAAGACGCCATCTTTTAATCTTACGACCGTTTTTTGTTTTATCAGTATATTCTTCACCGTCTAATATTCTATGTGCCGTTGATAACATTTGTGCTGATTCAATAATCATTTTACATACGTGCTTGTCACAACTCATACGAGCAGCAACAACAGGATCTTTATCTAAAAAAAATATATTCATAATACGTATATTATATCAGGAATTTAACGACTTGTCAAGTACCAAATTATGGTTGTTTTTTAACAACTATTCTAGTTCTATCTATGTCCTCTTGTGGTTTTTCGGTAGGTTTTCGTCTATTTTCGTTCCAGTCCATCACTTGATTCATTTTGATTCGTATCTCATCTGGATCTAATTCTGCAAGTTCTTTAGCACCTAGTTTTTCAACAAAAGTTTTATAATCTTTTTCTTTTGTTTTTAGTTTATCTAGTCTTGTTTGCTGTCGTTCTAGTTTTTTCTCTAATTCTTCTTCTTTATTAATTTGTGTTAAATTATTCTTCATTCTCCATTGTCTTAACGATATATTAGCAGCAATTAATAATAATACAGCAAGTGGATCAAATACAAATATTAAAATAAGTATTACAATTCTAACAGCACTATCAAAATTTTCTTGTGCGTTCTCACCATAAATTAATTCTGCTACATATTTAATAGGACCAACCTCTGCTTCAATCTTGTCTTGTTCTAACTGTAGATTTGACTTTTCAGTTGATAGTTTAGCAATTTCATCACTTGCGTTTTTAATTGCGTTATTTAATTCTCTTCGTTCTTCTTCTTGTTTCTTTCTCTCTTTTAAACCTCTAGTAGCATAATCATTGTTTAGATAAACTTCAATAGATTTGTCTAATTGTACTAGTGTCTTTTCTGATCTATCTATAATGTTTTGTTGTCTTGTAATTTGATTATCAATTGTTTTTACTTTGATTGTATTACTTGATGTAGGTTTAACTTGATCTAAATGTGCCTTTGATAAGAAACCAAAGATACCCATTGATGTAATGAATATTAAAACAATAATAGCACTAAACAAATATGCTTTTAATGTTTTAGGTACCATTGAGGAACGCCAGTTGTTATATAACCAACTAGCAGAAACTAATTTACCGATCTCTAATGCTGTACCCATAGCAATAATAGGAACAGCAGCACCAGCAAATAGTGTTGCAAGTCCTATAATTGAGTATCCTGCTGCTATAATAGATATACTAATAGCAGATAAAAATGTAAGTATAGTTAAAAACATAACTTACTATTTATTAAATTTTATGAAAGTTATATGCAATTGATATACGATTTTTATCTGATAAATGTTGAGTAACACAATGGTTTATGTAACTTCTAAAAATTAGTAAAGTACCTGGTGGTGGTTTATATTCAATATGACTTGTAGGTTTGTTTTCAAATTTAGTATAATGTATTGTTACTTGTTCTAATAATGGTGATTGAAAATACACTCTACTTGCATTTTCTGTTGGAGCATCTACAATGTAAATTGCTGATATAAATGAATCTGGATGATTATGATATTCTTGGAAGTCACCTTTTCTGTAAATGTTAATCCAACTATCTATTGGTTGTAGTGTTACAACCATACCACAATCATCTACAAACTTTCCTACAGTTTTTGAAACCCATTTGTTTAGATTACTAAACATATTATCATTTAAAATATTATATTGTCCATCAGCAGTATTATAAACACCATCAGATAACCATCCTTTACCACCTCTTTCAACATTTTTCTCTATTTCGTAAGCACGATCAATAAAGTAATTTTGATTTTTTTGATGATTAGGATAAAAGTCATATCCTATTATAGTCGGAAACCATTTTTCTATATGCATTATTCTATAACCAAATTACTTGATAAAATAACTCTATCATTATTGTTTGTCATTGGTTCAACATAATGTAATAAATGTCCTGGAAAGAATATAACTTTACCTGTTTCAGGTGTTATAAAAATACTTTCATTTTCTATCAAAGGCGAACCTGGTGCCATTATAACTAAACGTGATACATCTTTATCTGCTTTAATAAAGACAACCATAGACCAATCTGTTGGACCCATATTGTGCCTATGTACTGCGTGAAAATCATTTTGTTGATATTTCTGAAACCAACTTGCGACTATTTCTGCTTTTTGAAATTTAATATTATCTAAAAAATTAGATATAGATTTATTTAATCTATCTTGTAAATCTTTATAATCATCAATAATATTATTTTTTATAAAAAAGGTAGTTGCAACTCTTTCATTATCTGGTCTTTTATATTCAATATTACTAAAATCAAGTCCAGATAAATCAACTTGATCCTCATAAACATTAGTTATAAATGAGTAAGTTTTCATTTGTTTTGTATCCACTTGTAATAATCATTTGTACTAATCATATCACTTACTAGAGTTAATGTATTATCTACCAAGTATTGATATCTTTCTTTTGAAAGATTATACAAACCATAATCAATTAGTTCTTGTTTTGCAATCTCTGGATCAAGTGCTTTCATACCAAGTGCAATTTGATACCATAACGCATTACCTAAATTATAAAAGTTGTTATTTTTATCAGATAGATAATCAACTCTTCTTGGCATTCTTACTTTCCACATTGCTAATACTCTTTTTAATCTTTCAGATTGTCTTTCTTTTTTATTTGATTCAATCCAAAATTCTGTGTCTGTTCTCGGTGTTTTATAATGAAAGGTAATAAAATCTCTAATTAAATCCCACATCTCACACATCTCTCTATTGTATTGATCTTGTATCTCTTCAACATTAAACGGCATATCTTTTTTATAATAGTTTTCAAAGAAGTGTGTAATCTGCATTAACGTAGCGTGAATAGATGTTGCTTCTAATGGTTCTACAAAAGCACTTGCTAATCCAGTTGATATAACATTCTTTGTCCATAGTTTAGTTAATCGTCCTGCTTCAAACTTAATATCTTTTTGTACTTCTATTTTTTTATTTAAAAGAGTTTCTATTTCTTTTAATGCGTCTTCAGGTGTTGTCATTGTATCATTAAATACATAACCACAACCCATTCTTTTTTGTGTTGGTATTTGCCATAACCAACCATATTTTTGTGCCCAAGCGTGAGTATATGTTTTGATTGGTTCGTTTTCTTCGTAAGGTGTATGAAATGCTAATGCTCTATTAACTAATAGATTATCTTTATATGTAACAAAAGGATTATCTTCTACTTTACTAATTAACAATCTTTTAAATCCTGTACAATCAATAAACAATTCGCCTTCAATAACCTGTCCTGATTTTGTTTTTACATTTTTAACAAATCCATTTTCGTCTTGTTCAAAATCAACAACTTGATCATCAATGTAAGTACATCTATCATCCGCAACTGCCTTATCTTTTAAATATTGTCCTGCTTTATACGTATCTAAATGATATGCAACTGGATGATGTCTTATATTATTTTTTTCATAAATGTTTTGATAATTTTTGTCAAAATGTATTTTATTTTGTTTCATACATTGAGATTGGAAAGTATATTCATAAGGAAAGTTATGAGCAACGTGAAAGATTCTCATATAGTCATAATCACTACAAGGATAACCTGTTTCATTATCAATATCATCACCTATAGGTGAAAAAAAAGATTGTCCTACTGTATGCCAATCACTATGTACAATACCTAATTTAAAAGTAGATTCAGATTTCTTTAAAAATTCTTCTTCATTTAAACCTGTAAGATTTCCTGTTCTACAAATTAAGTCATTCATACGACCAGTTGTAGATTCACCTACACCAATGATAGGTATTTCCTCTGTAGCAATAACTGTAACTTTTACGTCTGGTGAAGTACGATTAAGAACATTGTGAGCAGATATCCATCCAGCAGTTCCACCACCTACTATAATAACATTTTTTATATTCATATTCTATTTTCTGGTTAATTTTATCCAACCATCTTCATTAAATAAATTATCTGTACCTAAAAATTTAAATGAAAATCTACATTTGAATGGTGTTGTAAATGCTTTACCATAATGTTCATCTAATGCTCTAATTTCGATAACCCTACCATATTTGTAAGGTACGGTTTCGTTTCTAGTTACATTTACAAATTCTCCACCTTCATTATTTACCTCTTCATCACCCAACATCCATATATAAGCATAGTCATCTTCTACTGAACTATCTCTATGAGTTGTGCCGTCCATACCCATAAATTGAAGATTGGAATAAATGCCTTGTAGAACAAGATTTCTATTAAATCTTCTCATAATAGCATAATAAACGTTAATTAATTCTAATGAGAAATCTGGATTTGTTGGAGAATATTTAATGACATCAATACTTTTTCTTTCAAAGAATACATCACCTAATAATTTATGTGTGCCTTTTTCAGAATATGGCCAAGTATAACTATTTGCTATGTTGTCTGGATACCAAGATGTTTGCCTTAACTTTACTACAGTTTCATCTAAATATCTTTTATCAAATATATCATCAATATATCTCATATCAACCTTTTATATTCTATATTGTTCAAATAAGTAATCTTTCAAAGCATCAAAAACTTTTGTTTCTGTTTTATTTAGTCCTTTAAAAAACTGTTTTGTTGCTAGTCCAGTATGAATATTTAACAAAGTATATTGATCTTTATTTTTAAAGAATTTTATTAAATGTTTCATTTCAGTTCCTTAGGTTTTTCTTTTGGTATTATTTTAACAGTTTCTTTAACGTGAGAATCCTGTTTAACTTTTATTTTAATTTCACCTACTTTTTTTTCTTGTGTTCTAATACTATCTATAATATAAATCACTCTTTCAGAATAATCATTTGTAGTTGAATAACTTGTTAAAGTTTTAATTAATTTTTTAGGATCTAATGGTTGATCCCATAATATCATATTTCGTCTTGTATCTCTAAATTCTTCATAAGCGTGA